GTTCTTACCCGACACGTAGCATCTCAGGACACTGATGAAAAGGTACTCATTCTTTCTGGGGATAAAGACTTCCTCCAGTTGAGTAAGTATTCGTTCGTCTCTCAGTACAATCCTATTCAAAAGAAGTATCTAGAACTTGATGATCCACAAGGATTCTTGATGGAGCACATCATTAAGGGAGATAGAAGTGATGGTATTCCAAACTTCTTGTCTGACGATGACACTTTCATCTCTGGTAAACGACAAAAACCAATCAGCAAAAAGAATCTAGAACGCTGGGTAAAAGAAACTCCCACCAACTTCTGTAAATCTAAAACTGTTTTACAGAACTATCATAGGAACCAAAGACTGATTGATTTTAATTGCATTCCCACAGATATCTATGATAAAATTGTGGAGGAGTTTGAAGTGTTAAATAGGAATGTAAAACGAGGAGTTCCAATTAATTACTTCTTGGAAAACAACCTGACTACACTATTATCTGAAATGGAGGATTTTTAAAATGTCTGATTTGCCAGTTGAGAAGATGCTTATCTCTGAAGTAATTCAGAAAGTATCTAATGCTAAAACAAAAAAAGAAAAGATTGCGTTACTGCAAAAATATAAAACACCAGCTCTTCAATCAATCTTGATTTTGAATTTTGATGAGAGCGTTGTTAGTATGGTTCCAGATGGTGAGGTTCCCTTTACGCCGAATGACTCACCTAAAGGAACTGAACACACCATTCTTCTACACGAGTATAAGAAACTTTATAACTTTGTAAAGGGTGGTAATGATGGACTTCAACAGTCTCGCAGAGAGATGATGTTCATTCAATTGCTAGAAGGACTTCATGTAGATGAAGCAAACATCGTTTGTCTTGCAAAGGATAAACAAATTGGAAAGAGATACAAGATCACTAAAGCTTGTGTCTCCGAAGCATACCCAGAGATCCAATGGGGTAACCGTTCATAGGAGGTAAAATGGTTTTATCCACAGCTGACGTTAGCAACTTTAAACAAAAGTATGGCGTCATAGTAATTTGCACAAACTGTCAACCACTTGCTGCTCAGGATAAAACGTTACCGAGAAATTCATATTTAATACGTTGTCAAGATGGGGAAGATATGTGGTATGATATTGCCATGGGATCTCGTTCAGACATTTTCGACGCATACTATGATCGATTTGGTGATGTTATGAAAAGAATGGAATGGACAGAGGGACGAATCAACCCCAAACTTTGGGGATCTCAAGTCAAAGAATCCAAGAAAAAAAAGTGAGGTATTAATGAAAGTTAAACTTGTTACTGTAACTCCAGAAGCTGAAGCAACCATGGGTTATGTTGCACGGGTGAGTAATCCTGCAAACCAAGATAATCCTAACGTTGCAGGACTACTTGCTTACTGCATTAAACATGAACACTGGTCTGTATTTGAACAGTCATTCATGACTCTGGAGATTGAAACTACAAGAGCCATTGCAGCTCAGATTCTTCGTCATCGTTCTTTTACTTTTCAAGAATTTTCGCAACGATATGCTGACACAAATCTTCTGTCTCAGCATATTCCTGTTCCTGAACTTCGTCGTCAGGATACAAAGAATCGTCAGAATTCTACTGATGATCTTGATGGATATCTTAAACTTGTTCTTGAAGCAGAGATCCAAGAACACTTTGCTAAAGCACAACAACTTTATAATCGTCTCCTTAATCAAGGAGTTGCAAAGGAATGTGCTCGTAATGTTCTACCACTATGCACACCAACTCGTATCTATATGAGTGGTTCTTGCCGCTCTTGGATTCATTATATTAATCTGCGTTCTGCACATGGAACACAGAAAGAACATATGGAAATTGCAGAAGACTGTAGAAAAGTTTTTGTTGAACAGTTTCCAGTTGTTTCGGAAGCTCTTGGGTGGGTTGACAAAACAACCGATTGATAGTATCATAGTGTACATGAGGAACAATCTAGTGTCTCTATGAACATCTTTGTTACAAACCAGTACCCCGCTGAATCTGCAATCTGTTTACCAGATAAACACATTGTAAAAATGCCTTTGGAGTGTTGTCAGATGCTTTCCATTGTTGCATCAGATAAGTGGGGTCATGGTTATGGTCCCCTTCCAAAGAAGGATGGTACACCATATGCAACCGAGAAAGGTGCATTTAGAAATCATCCATGTACACAATGGGCAAACGAAAGTATTCATAACGCTTATTGGTTAATTAAATGGGGTCTCAATCTTTGTGATGAGTATACGCTTCGATATGGAAAAACTCATTCATGTCAAAATGCTTTAACTCATGCTTACTATATTTTCCCCAAGGGTAAGATTACTAAAGTGACACCATTTGCGAGGGCAATGCCAAATGAGTTTAAACTTGACGCAAGCATTGACACTTTTACTGCTTACAAACGTTATATCGCATCCAAACCTTGGGTTGCATCTAATTATCTACGTATGCCAAAACGAAAACCTGAGTGGGTCTAACTATGCCAACATATCCAGTAATAAATAAAACCACAGGAGAGACGAAAGAACTCTACATGTCTATGATCGAATACGATCAATGGAAGAAAGACAATCCAGAATGGGACAAAGACTGGTCTCAGGGTTGTGCTTCTTCTGTTAGTGAAGTAGGAGACTGGAGAAACAAAGTTCCCAAAGATCTCCAGACCAAGATTAATAACATTAAGAAAGGTCATTACGGTTCAACAATTCAAGGTTTTTAAAATATGCCAAGAGCTAAAAAGAATGAATCCAATTTCTCCAACATGAAAGCAAAACAGCTTAGGAGAAAGAAACCAATCAATTCAGATATGTTGGTTGGTATTGAACCTTTGACTCCGGCTCAAGAAAAGGTATTTGAATACTGGGGTGAGGATAAAAACCTATTCATGTATGGTGCAGCAGGAACTGGTAAGACATTTGTTGCACTCTACCTTGCACTCAAGGATGTTCTTAATGAAACCACTCCTTACGACAAAGTTTACTTGGTTCGTTCTCTTGTCGCTACTAGGGAAATTGGTTTTCTTCCTGGCGATCATGAAGATAAATCCTCACTTTATCAGATCCCTTATAAGAACATGGTAAAATACATGTTCGAGATGCCAGATGACAACTCATTTGAAATGTTGTATGGCAACTTGAAAGGACAAGAAACTATTTCTTTCTGGTCCACAAGTTTTATCCGTGGTACTACACTTGATCGTGCTATTGTTATCGTGGATGAATGTCAGAACCTGAACTTCCACGAACTTGATTCAATCATTACTCGTGTTGGTGAAGACACCAAGATCATCTTCTGTGGTGATGTTCAGCAGTCTGACCTTGTAAAGACCAATGAAAGAAATGGTGTTCTCAACTTCATGAGTATCCTCCAGACAATGAAAGAGTTTGGTATGGTTGAGTTTGGTGTTGAGGATATTGTACGTTCAGGACTCATTCGTAGTTATCTGATCAGTAAAATCACTCTCGGTTTCTAATGTTTAATCATGTAAAGGTTGATCTGCCATCTAAACTTAAACGTGTTGAGATAGATGGCAAAAGATATTATCAAATCCCTGGACACGAAGATGTAAAACTAGTTTCAGTTACGACTGTTACTAGTTTTCAGAAAGCTAAATCCATCAAAGAATGGAGAAAGAGAGTTGGTGAAGAAAAGGCAAACACTATCACCAGAAAAGCTGCAAGTCGGGGAACTGATCTGCATACGATGGTAGAATATTATCTAAAGAATCAAACTCTACCTGAAGTTCAACCTTTATCTGAATTTCTCTTTAAGTTTGCACGACCATTTTTAGATAAGATAAATAATATTTACGCACTAGAATCACCACTATACAGTTTAAAACTAGGCGTTGCTGGAACGGTTGATTGTATTGCAGAATACGATGGAGAACTTGCAGTCATTGACTTCAAGACTTCGAAGGAACCAAAACCAGAAGAGTGGATCGAAGGTTATTTTGTACAAGCTGTTGCTTACGCTTGCATGTTGTACGAACTAACTGGTATAATGGTAAAGAAATTAGTCATCATCATGTCGTGTGAAAATGGAGAGTGTGTCATTTATGAGAAGCGAAACAAATCAGAATACATTAGAAAACTTGCTCAGTATATACGAGAGTGGAAAACTGCTAATGAGTAAAAGCAAAGACGCCATCAATGAAGTATTAAATGACAAGTTCATGACATCTTCCAAGTTTTCTATGGAGGTGGAGAACATTGTTAAGGCTAGTAATGGTCAGCTAAACTACATTGAGGCTGTTCTTACCTTTTGCGAAGAGAATGAAATCGAATTTGAATCTGTACCTAAACTTCTTTCTAAAACCCTGAAAGAAAAACTTAAGTATGATGCCCAACGTTTATCATTTATGAAGAGATCTTCTCGAGCTAAACTACCTATTTGATATGGACGGGTTTGAAGTATATAAAACTTATCTCGCTCTAAAACTTCATTTCTCAAAAGACAACTACAACTTCTTTACCTTTAATGGTAAGTCTCGTGCTAGTGCAAAGTCTTTTGAGAATAGGAAGGACAAATATTTTTTTAAAAAACTGGGAACTAAATTTGAACAACAGGAACTTGTACAGTTTCTTGTAAGTCACTTTATTATAGATGGTAACTGTTGGATCGGAAACATCTCAGTAAATAAATCGAAGACATACGCTGATTGGAAGAACAAAATTCAGAGTATGTCTTTTATATTTCAAAATGAAAT